CCCACGTATCCAGCTTGGAAGGCTGGTGTTCTACCATTGAACTACACCCGCATATTTAATTATTCACAAGTCGGGGTGACAGGATTCGAACCTGCGACCTCCTGGTCCCAAACCAGGCGCTCTAGCCAAGCTGAGCCACACCCCGATATGCTGTTTTGCCGTTTCGTTTTTGTTGCCTCACCGAAGCGACTTCGATATAATATCACCCTATTCCATACTTGTCAACACTTTTTTACATTTTTTTAAATTAATTTTTCAAATACGATACATCCCGCGTTTTTACGATGTTTTCGACAACCTGAAATAACAGTTTTACTGACTCCTTAAATGATTTATTAACTGCACTTTCTGCTGTAGGAAATCAGGCAAGAAAAAAGGCGGTTTTATCGCAAACCGCCTTTTAGTGGACTAGACGGGAGTCGAACCCTTATATAAGTCTTGTACCCCTTGAAAACACTGGCTTTCAGCCATGCGATAATTGTTTGACACCACTTTGACACCACTTTTTACGATATTGCTATCATGTCCATTGCGAGAGCTTCTTGTTCTTTCAAAACATGAATATACTTATTGTAGGTTATCATAATATTCGCATGTCCCATCAATTTACTTACCACCTCAACTGAGACACCTCGTCTGATAAGGACAGATCCAAATGTATGTCTTAGTGTATGAAGAGACATGTTTTGTGGTAAATTCGTTCCATTAATAACTCTTTTAAGACTTCTCTCTAAATTTCTGTAAGTGTTTCTAGTACCTACACTTGTACTTGACACATAGTTGGAAATAATATTTTTACGCTTGTCATATGCTTGTAACTCTTTGAGATACAAAATAGTGGTATCATTTAATTTTAACACTCTTATTCCAGATTTTGTTTTAGGAGATTCTTTAACTCGATTGTATAATTTCTTAGTTTTAACGTCATAGATATTACTTTGGACTGTATTATTGATATACATTAATTTGTTTTCATAATCAATGTTATTCCATTCTAATGCCAAAGCTTCACCTGCACGTAATCCAAGATTTAGAATTATCATTAAAACCAAAGCATCTCTGCTTTTGTATTCCCCATTTTTATATCTTGCCAAAGCTGCGTTTTTAAATTCTTCAATCTGTTCATCAGATAAGCATAATTGTTTTCTTGTTGAAGTTTTTATATAACTATCTGAAGGAATGATAACATCATTTGCAGGGTTGTTTTGAATAATTCCATCTTTAACAGCCTTGTTCATGCATGGTCTTATAATCTGTACCAATTTTTTTAATCCTGAACGTGCTAATGGTTTAATTTTATCATCTGTTGGACACGCATGTTTATCAATCATATCCTGAATCATTTCTGTTGTAATACAACCAAGTTTTTGTTGTCCTAAAACACTATCTTTTATTTGACAATCATATACTCTATATAATCTTGTAAATGAAGAAGGTTCGATTTTACCATATTTGTATTTCATTAGCCATTCTTCCATATAATCTTTTAAAAGAATGTTCTCTGGCTCAACATATCCTTCTTTTATTTTTATAAGATAATCTTTAGCTTTATTTTTTACTTCTGTTTTGGTCTTACCATAAAAACTTTTTCTGTGAGAATTAACAGTAATTCTTCCCATATAACGACCATCAGTCCGAGTACAAATCGTCATGTTATTAATAGTCGCCATTATATTGTTCATATTCCACCTCCTATAACAATATAAAGGCATTTGTATAATTATATTATACTCCTGCCTTTATTAATAATCAATCAATAATAGATTTCTTCGCCTATATGATTTTTTATCCATTCTTCCAATAAATTAAATGTTGTAATGTAATCTTTACCAACTTTTACTAATGGAAGTTCACCTGATTTGATTAGCTGTAATACTTTTGTTTTTCCAAATGGCAAAACATCATATAGGTCTTGCTGAGATAGAATTTTATTCTCCATATCACGCCTTTCGGTTGAACCAATCCCTCCACGAGACACCTCATCTAAATGTTCTACTTCCTCAAACTCAATCTCTGGCTGAATCCTCTGAATCTCAAACTGACATATCCTATCATTCTTATTAATTGTTGTGTCTCTAAGTGCTATTGCAGGAAACATCCACTGATCATTCTCCCCACAATAACTTGCGTCTACCTGCCCAACTGAATTTGCAAGAATGATACCAAAATTCTTATATGTACTACTTCTTGGATATATATTCGCCTTGTAACCGTTAGGTAACTTCATTCCGACTCCCAACGGAATCAAATGAAACTCGCCTTTCTTTAGCTCTACTGTCTCGGCACTTCTAAGGTCAATTAAGTCACCTTTGCTTATTTTCTCTACCTTATCTATCTCATTATCAAAATATTTAATCTTAATTGTTTCCATGTTGCTTTCTCTCCTATCTTTCTTCTGATGCTTTATTGATGAAATTATTAAGACTTAGAGTTGTCTGCATCTCGCTCTCTCCTGTCCTCTTCATTACGTGCAGCTACACATAATGCCATAATTGATGTTCCAACAAATCCACCGATTATAAAACTTATTACACCTACCGCTACCATAGTTAGTCCTCCTTAATTACAATATAAAACTATTTTGTTCTGAGCAAGAGATTGTTTTGCATCAATTACCCTTTGGTTTGAACTGCCTCGCCACTTGAGCGTTATATCTCTCTGTTCATCTATATATTCTCCGTCTACAAGTACATCACACAGTTTCACGATAGACTGACGCAATACTTTATCTTCCCATTCACTATCTAATGGATAATGTATTCCGTTTATTAAATCTTCAAATTTATATCCTGTATACAACCAGATAGTTTTTTCGGGAAAAGAAATACGGATTTCTTTAATTAGAGACAAGACTTCATCGAGGTTTTGTTCTGCCAAAGGTTCGCCCCCTAGAACAGAAATTCGATTAATATATGGTCTATCAATAAGCTTTATAAATTTATTTTTTGTTTCTTCTGTCCATTCTTTACCACCATTAAAATCCCAAGTATCAGGATTAAAACAGTTAAAACAATGTCTATCACACCCTTGAACGAAGAGGGAGACTCCAACTCCCTCTCCATTTGAGATATCAAGATTACGCATACTTGCAAATCTCATATTTAATCCTCCGTATATTCCATGTCATCCAAATGATAAACACGATCATGAATGTCGCCATATCTACCCTGATTACCACCATTTTTTGCAGTGCCAATATAACCACAAACTCTAAATGCTATATCCATTGTTGTATTGTCAGTATTCCCACAGCTAGGACACTCCCATTTAAGTCTATTGTTTTCGTCTGATACAAGAGGAATATCACCATCAAAGCCACATTTTTCACAATAACAACTCTTTGTATTAATCTCTGCATACATGATGTTGTTATAAATAAACTTAATAACTTCTAGTATGGCAGAAATATTATGGCTCATACTTGGTATTTCGATATATGAAATTGCTCCTCCTGGACTTAATTTTTGAAATTTTGATTCGATTCTTAACTTTTCAAATGCTGTGATATGTTCAAAGACAGGAATATGATATGAATTAGTAATATAATTTCTATCGAAACCATCTAATTTTTCAAAAATATCGTTACCGAAACGAGATTTTAGGCATTTTGCAAATTTGTAAGTTGTGGACTCTAATGGTGTTCCGTACAAACTATAGTCAATGTTTTCTGCTTGTTTCCACTGATTACATTTATCATTTAACGCCTGCATAACCTTTAATCCAAACTCTTCGCCAATTCCTTCATCCGAATGAGAGTGACCAGTCATAAATTTTACACATTCATATAAACCAGCATAACCAAGTGATATTGTAGAATAACCATCATAAAGAAGTCTGTCAATTTTCTCATGTTTCTTTAATCTAGCATATGCTCCATGCTGCCATAGAATAGGTGCTACATCAGAAGATGTGCCAAGTAATCGCTCATGTCTTACTCTTAATGCTTTATGACATAATTCCGTTCTTTCCTCAAAGATTTCCCAAAACTTATCAAAATCTCCGTCAGATGAAAAAGCAATATCTGGAAGAGAAATCGTTACAACGCCCTGATTGAATCGTCCATAATATTTATGTTTATTCGGATCAAAGTTTTTTGCATTTGCAATATTTCCCACTTTATCTGTAAATCTATCTACAGTAAGGAAACTTCGGCAATTGTGACTATAAATACCACTAACTTCAAAATGCTCACTAGATGTTGTCACATCATAACTATACATTTCTTTATGAATCGGATTAATCTTGATAACCTCTGATTCAATAGCATATCCTGATACATTTGATTCAATATAGTTATCACATTTCTTTTTGCATACAATGTAATTAACTAATTCATCAGTTGGGTAAAATTCAACCCTATATCTAATCAATTCTGGATTTTTCTTTGTGTAATGATTATGATAAATTTTAGCTGGGATTCCAATAGATTGTGCTAACGCCATTTGCTGAAGCGCCAATTCTTTATTAGTAGAACCGATTTGAACAGTAGAAAAGTTATTTTCATTTTGATGTGAATTGATATATCCGTCTGCATCAATCATTCCTGCAAAAAAGGCAAGCTTCGCTTCATAATTCCATGAGAATACTTCATTTGGAATTTGTCTATTTACTTTATTGATACCGCCAAATTTTGATGTAAAATAATTTGTCACATATTGAATTCCACCGTTATTATCTGAAATTGCACATAAATCTTTGTATGTTCCTTTTTTACCACGTTCTTGTAGAATTGTTTTAACATTCAGTCCAAAATACTTGGTAAATGTATTGCTAAATTTTTCTTCAATTTCATCTTCTCCTGTTGCAGCAATAGACGCAAATACATGATTATTTTGATAACATCCATCACATAACATAAATCCCAATAGCCATGCTTTATCAGCATTGAACAGAATTGATTCTTCATTATATTGATTTGAGTTGATTAAGATTTTGTCTCCAAGTTTCAATTCTGATGCGTGTACATTTCTGCCATCTCTTAATGTTAATGGATGATCTGTTGTACATAATAATCTTCTACCATTAGAAAAGTCCACATCCAACCATTCACTTGATACATTACGAATAATTCTTTTTGTATCAACAAATCCTTTTTCTGTATCATAAATCGTTACTTCTGATAAATCCATATATAAATTAGGATTATCTTCGGAATACTGGTGTTTGATTTCAAATGAATCAGACAACCTCCTCCACATTCTTTCGAATGATTCTACATATAAATTATTCTTAATCTTATATGTGATAAGTTCTTTTCCGTCAACGCAGCCCATACATGTATAGACATCACCTTTTAATTCAAGCATCATTTTTTCAGATATGTAATCAGGGACAAGCCTCTTAGATGTACATTTAGCTGCTAATTCTGTAAGATACCAGTACTTTGAATCCTCTGTGATATTATCTTCTTCTAATACATAGATAAGTTTAGGAAATGCAGGTGCAATATAAACACCCTCTTCGTTTTTTACGCCTTGAATTCTTTGGCGAAGTATCTCTTCGATTAACATCGCTAAGTCAGCTTTCTCTTGATTGTTCTTTGCTTCGTTCAGATACATAAAAATTGTGATAAAAGGTGCTTGTCCATTTGTTGTCATAAGTGTGACTAACTGATACTGAATTGTCTGAACACCTTTTTCTATTTCTTCTTTTAATCGTTCATTTGTTATATTAATGACTTCTGCAAGGTCTTCATTATACTCACTAATCAATCCATTATTATATAATTCTTCTGTTACTTTCTTTCTGATTGATTTTCTACTTACATCAACAAATGGGGCTAAATGTGCTAGAGAAATACTTTGTCCACCATACTGATTACTGGCAATCTGAGCAATTGCCTGTGTCTCGATATTGCAAGCAGTCGAAAAACTATGTGGCGTTTCAATAAGAGTTTCGCTAATTACGGTATTATTTTGAAGCATATCTTCAGAATTGACCAACCCACAGTTATTCATATGCTGCAAGAAGTAATCAGCATCATGAAAATGAATTAATCCTTCGTTATGAGCTTGAATTATGTCAGGAGATAATAAATATCTTTTTGTCATATCTGTACTAACAGATCCAGCAATATAATCTCTTTTAGTAGGATTTAATGTTGGATTTTTGTTTGCATTTTCATCTTTCCAATATTCATCTTTGTCTTCCACAAGGTCATAAATCTCTATATCTGTTGTATTCTCATTCTCTCTTTGGAACTCACGAATACTTCTATATCCTTCATAAGCTTTTGCAGTAAGTCTCTGTTTCTTGGTGATTAACTTATCAAACACCATTGACTCAATATCAGATACACTTACCTCATTCTTATCTTTACATTCATTTTCAATCTCATTTGCAATATCTTCTGCAATCTTTGGTTTTACAATACCTGAACCATTTTTCATTGCTTTAAGAATTGCTGCTGAAATTTTTGATTTATCAAAATCAACTTCTGAACAATCTCTCTTAATTACTTTCAAATTTATTCTCCTTTCTTTTCTCCATTCGTTTATTCAGTATAAAATCTGCATATCCACTGTTTTCGTTACACGTATACTCAAAGTTACTCCAACTTTGATACTTATTTGCAGTAGCAGTTGACCTATAACACTTATCTTTCATAGGACAATTATCACTACTGCACATTGATATATCTGGCATATATTTCACCTACCTTATTATATTTTTACCACTCATTTCATTGCACATAAGAGCTTTATGTATACAACTGTCATCCATATTTGCATAAGTTTTTACACTTGTAATATGGTCAATTATATATTCTCTGTCTCCAATGATAACTGTTATAAAATTATCTTCCATATCTTTTAGCTCTCTCATTAATTGACGAGTGGTAGTTATCCCACCACTATAAGCGATGGGACGTAAACCACTATAATTTATCTTAATCACCCCATTTCAATACTTTATTTACGACTTCTGAAAGTTCTTTTCCTTCATTGTTATAGATAATTCGATTCGCCAGCATCTCAGCTCCACGAAAATCTACGTTGTCAGCTTTCATTCTTCTTTCAGCTTCTTCTTTATTATCACCACGTTTTAGTAATCTATTTTTAATTGTAATTTGGTTAGCATATATGTATATGACTTTGGGATTTATACCCTTAGAAATAAGAGTATTTACACCATCAGGTGGTAGAATTGATACCATTTTAGAGTCTTTTTCATAATCTTCTTTTGCTGTGCCGTAGTACCATAAGCCATTTTCAGAAAGATATTTTCTATGCTCAAGGAAAAATCCATCATTTATTTTGCTGATAAATTCATCTTCCGATATAAAATGATATGTTTGGTCTTGAATTTCATCATCTCTCATTGGGCGAGTCGTATAAGATACAAGGTTCTCATACCCATGTTTGTTTACTAATTCATTTGCGATAGTATCTTTGCCAGAACACGATTTACCCATTAAAACTAATAAACTCATGACTCAACCACCCAATTAACTATGTGACCGTCATTTATAATAACGTTCTTATTTTTAAATCTGTGAAGGTTTTCGCAATCTTCTAATGTTACTAAGTCAACATCAATTCCTAAATAAGTATCCATACTATCTGGAATAGGAATATCGTGCGCAAATTCCATTGAACAGTTCAACCTCCTTCTCATCATCACTGTTAATTCTTACAGTAACAGGATGTGTTGATATGCTAACCATACCCATAAATGACTTGGCATCTACTATTTGATGCTCGTAACAGCCATCTACATCAGCAGAAATTTTACTTATTAATAATCGGACAAACTCTTCCAAATCGGTTAAACTATCCAAATTCAAAGTAAATTCCTTTCTCATAAATTCTTTGGAACTCATTTTTCCTCCTTACTTGTATACCCTTATTTGTGTTACTGGACTGCCCCATTCTTGACATACACTTGACATATCACCTGCTCTTTTAGCATTTATATCTAATGCAGACTTGTCTACAACAAACTCGCTTAAGCAATCAGTCTCTTTGGTGATTATATTACTTGAATCAGTATGTATATCAGCCTTTTCATCGGACATTATGCAGGGAATTACAGTACCATTTGCCAGAACTAAATCAAATTCATCACCAATTTCACACCCAAAATACGAACCAAGAGCCACACAATATCTATCTCCAACCATGCGGATACCATACTTACCAGTATAAGCAGATGTGTGTTGAAGTATATATTGAGGACTTTTTCTGTTTGTAATAGCTGTATAGGGCATCCATGTTTTATGTGCCGCATATGGCACTTCAAACATTTCAAATTCAGCTTCATGATCTTGAAGATAGTCCTTGTTAATGTAATAGATATTATCATTCCAATATATTAAGTCCCATTCATTATCAAATGAAGCTACACTAACTTGCTGATTCCAGAGCAACGTGGTTACAATCTCTGAATCAGTATTCGGGTTGGCTCTTACATTAACAGCAGTTGTAGTCCAATAGGGTTCAAATGTGGTTTCAGATGCCCATGCAGATGCAAGTGTATCACTCACACCTGCATTCATCTCCAACCAAGGTTTATAGTCGCAGTCGTATTTACTAATGTCTTCAGCCCCATAAACAGGGGCGACAGAAGTTGCAGATATAGCAAAAGCGACCACTAACATAGTTGCTAGTTTCTTTCTCTTCATATATATAGTTTCCTTTCATTTTATTGAATTGGTACACTAATATATTCTCTTTTTAATTGTTAATCATTGATAAAAATTCATCCTCTGAAATGATTGGGATATTAAGCGATTTTGCTTTCTTATTTTTAGAACTTGTCGAATTTATATCGTTGTTAATAAGATAATTTACTTTAGAAGATATACTTCCTACGACTTTGCCACCATGAGCTTCAATGTCTGCTTTGAGACCATCACGATTTTGGTAATGATTTACACTTCCTGTTATAACAAAAGTCTTATTCTCTAATTCATTTGTAGATTCTGACATAATGGAATTTTGTGTTTCAAACGTAAATTCGTTTGCTAACTGAAGTATGTCTGAGTAATGTTTTTCCCAATAAGTATTGAGTGAACTTATTAATACATCTCCAATGCCAGGTAAATATCTGAAGCATTCTGCACCTTTAATCGTCATTTCATCAATAAATGTGTCGAAGTCATAATCAACAGAATCTGCAATCATCATACTTACTGATTTGCCAAGTAACGGAATAGATAAACTATAAAGGAAACGCTCAAGACTTGTCTTACGAGATTTCTCAATAGAGGCAAGAAGCTTATCTACTGATTTCTTACCAAATCCGTCTAAAGCTTTCATCTCATTTTCGTGATCTAATAGATGATAAATGTCTTGAATTGAACTTAACCAACCAAGATTGATGAATTTCTCTATTGTTGCTTCAGATAATCCATCAGTATTGAGCGCATCTCTCGACACCGCATGACTGAGCTTGCCAAGCAGTTTACCATTACAATTATCATTAGTACATACAAGTACTTCTGAGTTATTATCTTTTACTATCTTAGTAGGCTGACCACATATAGGACACATATGAGGTATATCAATATAAATTTTTGTATACTCGTCATCTTGCTCTGCCCATCTTATCTGAGGTATTATGAGATTTGCCTTAAACACACCAATATGCTGACCAACCCACGGTTTACCCATAATTTCTTTCATAATAGATATATTATGAAGCGAAGCTCTTTCAACAATTGTACCCTCAATCTCAATTGGCTTGAACACTGCTGTCGGTGTTAATATGCCTGTTTTGCCCATTGTATATTCTATATCAATAAGTTCTGTTTCTACTGATTCATTATATACTTTATAAGCTATACCATTATTGAAGTAATCTGTTGTTCTACCAAGTGATTTACCATACTCAACATCTTCAAATTTAAATACAACACCATCTTGAGGAAGATTTTCTTTTTCTGCAATATTAATAAAATTATCAATATGTGTCTGTAACTGATTAAATTCATTTATTGTAATATTGTAGCACGGAACTACATCGAATCCTAAATTCTGAGCATTTAATAATCTTTTGTAGAATGAATTATCACTATCTCCTTTAACAACTTCCCACGCATACCAATACAATTTCCTATCTTTTACAACAGATGTATCAAGACCGCCAAGTGTACCTGACGCAAGATTACGTGGAGTTTTATACTCATCATTCTTATTTAACTCCTCAAAATCGTCTGTTTTAATGAGTGCCTCACCATCAATAATATAAGTTCCTTCCTTATTAATATGTAAAGGAACATTAAGGAACTGCTTTACATGATCTGTTATAATATTTCCTATAGTACCATTGCCTCGTGATTCAGCCCTTATAAGCTCACCATCTTTAAAAATCAAACGACAGGTCAAACCATCAAGCTTTACAGAACCAACTAATGTATGTCCTTTTGCAAACTGCTCGACCTCTTCTGCACTATGACATTTTGCAAGCGATAACATAGGTGACTCATGAGTAACTTTCTTAATATTATCCAAGACAATAGCACCAACATTATGTGTTGGACTATTTGCTAATACAATACCAGACTCTTCTTCCCATTGTCTAAGTTCTTCAAGTTTATTATCAAACTCAGCATCACTCATAATAGGCTGCCCACTATTATAATAAGCTTCTGATGCTTTATTGAGTTCTTCAACTCTTGCTGCGATAGTATTTTTATCCATTTGCTTCCTCCTTTTCTTCACAATATTCTTTTAAGTATGTAAGCATTTCTGACTCTTCTGGGAAGAATGGATCTCGTTTCTTTTTATTCTGTACCCAACCTAAAAAGTTCATCCAAAATTGTCCTGCTCTCCAATCAGGAAAGTATGTCATATGCAATCGTTTTACTTCATTATAAAAACCATATAATCTATTCGGGTTTCTAATTTTAATCATCTCCTTTTTTAAAATATTCTTGTACCAACTCTCTAAATATAAGTCCAATAACTTTATTATTTATATACTTATCC